TATAAGAAGGGGAATGAGTGGGTATGTAAACCCACATCCCCACCCCCTCTCATCCCACTTATAATAGAAAAAATAAAAATAAAAAAGGAGATAAAATATGCCAGCTAAAATAAAACCTTCAGAGAAAGAATACATCAAGGATGGTAATGGTAGACCGACCAAGATGTGGCGTTGGAAACATTATTATTTGAAACAAGCGACGACTGAAGAGATCCAGAAAAAATTGGTAGAAGGTAAAAACAAACATAAAAATAAATTGCTTAACGAATTGCACAGACGTGGAGTAAAATCAGTCAATGGCTAGAAAGAAGAAACTAACTAAGATGCAAGAGGTGTTTGTCAATCTCATGGTGTATCAAGATCTAACGCAAACCGATTGTGCTCATCGAGCTGGGTTTAAGAATCCGGAGGTAATTGCCAGTCGCATGATGAATAATCCAGAATATCTGCATGTTCAAGAGCGTATTCAACAGATGAAAGCGTTGCAACGTAAGAAGTATGATATTAATTTTGAGAACGTGGCTAGAAAATTAGCAGTAATTAGGGATGCTGCTGCGGCCGATGGCTCTTATGGACCAGCAGTGAATGCTGAAATCGCACGAGCTAAACTCGGTGGCCTAATGGTGGATAGGAAGGAAGTGCGATTTGGTAAGATCGATGGCATGAGTCGAGAACAATTGGAACAGCGTTTGAATGAACTCTTGGAACAAAACCAAGTGCGAGTTATCGAAGGCGAAGTAGTTAATCTCAAGGAGGTTAGCAACCAACATCAGAATCAGGAAGATCAGGATCCTGGGTAATATTTTTTTTGCGTAGTATCTTCGTTACTTCAGGTCGATAGTAACTGCTTTGAGCAAAGATTTGATTGAACTCATCATCAGTTAAATCAAGTTTGCTTTTGAGTAAATCCCAGGCATCATCAATTAGTTTGTCGTAAGCAGTGTATTGTTCGGATCTGCCTTGGTCAAAAAGTTTGTGTTCGAGTAACTCGATTGCTTTTACTATATTCATATTAGTTCTCCATGTTTTTTAAGATGTGACATATTACCTCAACTGTCCAACCATTACCGAGCATTTTGTAACGCTGAGTATTGCTGACTGAAGCTGTGTAATTATCGGGTACGGTTTGTAAGCGTTCGCATTCTAAAGGTGTGAGCTTACGCCAAGTTAAATCTTTAAAGTGCATATATTCTTGTGCTGAAGGTGTTAAAGCATTGCATTTATATTTCATTTTTCTGCCCCTTCTGGTCTTAGAATTAGGATAATTTATATCAAAGCAATCACCATCTTCAATTATGGTGTAACCTTTTTCATTAGCCTCGGCAAGAATAAGTCTTTTTCTCTCAAGATCTACTACAATTCTATTTTCAACAGCTACTTTTGGCTCACGATTATCACCGCCCATAGTATTTAAGGTAGGTGACTTTCCTTCTGGCGAATAAACTCTTTTCAGTATGTCGTGTTCTTTTATGTTTGAAGCCACTCCCACTTGTTTGGGTTTGGTTTCAATCATCTGTTCTTTGTTGGAAGCAGTTAGGGTAGGAGCTTTACCTTGATCGCTATAAACTCTTTGTTTGGTTTCAAACACACCATCACGATACTCAAACTCCATGATTTGTTTGTCAAACTTGGTGGTTTTTATGTTGAGTATTTTTTTTAACTGTGGCCAATGATCTTCTGAGGGAATAGAAAAGAACTCACTGCCAAGTTTACGAAAGTAATGTTCAACAGTAGAGTATTTATCATTTAGTTCTTGGGCTATTTGCCTCTTGTCTTTGGTTGATTTTTGGTAGTGAGATAAGATACATTTTTGTAATCCAGGTACATCAACCTCGTGTTTTCTAACTTTAACTTCTTCAATATTCATACCTACTTTGATGGGTTTGGTTTCAACATAACCATTTGCGTACCCATGTGTACCTGCACAAATTACTCCTGATTTTTTATTTTTATCATGAATGGTATTAGCTTGGCTTTTATAATTTGGATTTAACTGATTACCTCCTTGATAATTTTCTAATAAATTTTTACCAGCTAAATAATGTTCCTCAACATCATCTTCCAAGATATCTTTCAAAACAATACCTCGATCTGCTGGTTGCGTTATCCTTGGGATGTTAGTCCAATACAAGCGTTGTCTGGATTGTGCTGAGAGCAGAGCTGAGTTAATTAAGATGGGTTCAATTTTGCTATCGAATAAGTCGTTGCCTTCGTGATTTGGATAACATTCAGAAACTTGTTGCGTAATCACATCAATGTATTGTTGTTTCATTCTGACATTTTCCAGGAGAAAGTATTTAGGCTTGATGGCTTTGAGTAAGCGAATGAACTCAAAGAACAAAGCTGAACGAGGATCATCAAAAGCCAGTTGTTTACCGGCAAAACTAAAACCTTGGCAAGGAGATCCCGCTAAGATTAGATCTATGTCTTGGAAATCTTTGGGATCCAACTGCTTGATATCGCCTACATGAATGGTGTCTGGATAGTTTTCTTTGGCTACTGCGATTGCGTACTTGTCTATCTCACTTGCGTAGTAAGTATCTACTTCAATACCCAGTCGATCAAGTGCGATTCGACCACAACTCATGCCATCAAAAAGGCTTAGGACTTTCATGTTATTTCTCCTTTGTTGTGCTAGTGCCTATCAAGTAATCGAAACATCAACTTGATAGGACTTGCGTGTTATTCTTCTAATAAATTATTGCGACCTTCTAGCATAGCTTCAATCTCAACTTCAAGATTATCTATCTGTTGCATTAAAACATCATATTGCTCTGGCGAAGTAGCGTGTCTTTCAATGATACCTTTAACTCTTTCTAGGATCTCATCATAACCTTCGTAAGTTAGGTTTCTTCTTTTGTTTAACATTATTATTCTCCTTTTAAATATTTTTCTAACAGATCCTGAGTAGATAGTTTTTTGCCCATGATAACAACTTTACTATTTTCTAAAACTCTTTCCACTAGCCCATTATTATAAATGGTATCTGCAACATATTTGCCATCTTTTGTATCTTGTGGTCTATCGTCATACCAAAGATTAGAAAGGTTATGAAAATGGTAAGATTTAGTTTCTTTTGCCCATGCTTCAAGTTCTAATAGAATTCCTTGTTGTTCAACTTTGGATTTATATTGAGTCATGCTTGCTCCTTAATTGTTTTGTAAGCATCTGATTCCTCTTCATAACAAGCACCACATAACATTTTGATTATTGGTACATCATCTAAATTTTTGTAGCCATTATCTGCATAATTATTATTATCAATAATATAATTAGCTTTATAGCCACATTTATTGCAACAACCTTTACTCATGCTTCCTCCTAAATTAATTCTTTGTTGTGGTTGTATTCTCCTTCGTTCATGCTTTCAACCCATGTCCATTTATCTTCTATCCTATAAAGAATATCTTTGCAACAAGACTGGCCATGAACAACAAGTGCGATATCTCCACACCAACCAGGACTATCTGGAACATAGTTATCTAGGATAATTACATTGTATAAATGGTCTTCTGTTATTTCAAAACCTCCGTAATGCTCGTTCAATGCTTCTGCGATTTGGTTTATATCTTTTTGTTTTGGTTGGCTCATGCTTCCTCCTCTTGATTAATTATCTGTAATTTATATGTGCTAGTTCCGTCATGACAACTAACTTTTGCTTCAAATAAATGCTCGTCTTTTTTGCCGTTCAAAGTTCCTATACTAAAACTCCAATCAGAGTTAGGTATTATCTTCCAAAAGATATCGTAAGGACAATCTAAAATAAATTCATAAGATACTTCGTCATTATTCCAACCATGATTATCAGAGTATATTAAAACTTTTCTACCTAAATAATTTTCAAAACATTTTTTTATATCCCATTTAAATTCTTCAAATTCATCTCTATCCGAATATGGCTCTAATACTGCTATGTTCATGCTTCCTCCTTTTCAAGTTCTTCTATATGGTCAAAGTCAAACCTTGCTCGGCAAGTTTCAACATCTCCTTTGCCTTGCTCTATTAAATCGCCTTCTTGCGATTCAGCTTTTGCAATTGCGTCTTCTTGCGATTCTGCTTCTATAAGCCATTCTTCACGATACCAAACATGGTTAAGTGCGTATGCTGTTACTTTGTATTTTTTCATTTATAAGTACTCCTTTGTTTCTTCAATTTGTTCTGGCGATTTTGGATTGTTATTAATCCATTCAACAACTTCATGCCAATCATCAGAAGAGAATAAACCAAATTCGCTATTTGGGTTTGGCGTTGGGCCATAGCCATAACACATAGTCACACAAAATCTTGGAGAATATTCAACTCCAAAAATATCTAGTGAATTTTGTTTTCTGATTTCTGGGTCAGGACTATCTATCCAAATATGGTATGCCTTTTCATCTTCCCAATTTTCTTTGGTCACAGATAAGAAACTTGGCAAAGCATCATTCCCATATGAAACATTCTCCCAACCTTCTGGAATATCTAAATCTGCGTAGTAATCTTCCCAACTTTCTCCCTTAATCACGGCAAGTTCTTTTTCTGCTTCTAATTGTTTTTTAAATTTACTCATAATTTTCTCCTTTTTTAATTATTTCTATAAGTTCTTGGTCGGTATATTTGCAGTCGCAAGATAAACAAAGAGAGAAACCAATTTGCTCTTGGATTTCTCTCTCATCAACTTCTTTGCTACATAATTGACATTTACTCATACTTCCTCCTTTTCTAATTCTTCTAAGTATTCATGTGCAATTTCTTCGCCAATAATGTATGTGTACATATTCACAATTTTTTCTGGGTTGGAAAAATCTGTATTGACTTCGCCAAAATGAAACTGTTCATACTCTCTAATATGTTCTATGACTTCAAAGACCATATCGCCTAGCCATTGTTTAGCTTTGTAAGTGCCAATGATGTAATAGTCTGTATTAAATGCGTTGTGGTGTAGGTCGTCCTTCCAATGTTTAGATTCTTTCAACCATTCCTCATTGTCTTCAATGTAATCATCAAAGTATTGTTTGATTTCTTCTTTTTTATAATCCATGTTTTACTCCTTTATTTGTGTAAGGTAGATAAAGTTTCCATTATCTCCACTATCATTTATTGGTTCTAAGTCTTTCGGTTCTTTTCTATAGACTCTTACATCATCTATCGTTCCTTTCCACATTTCTACTACTACATAAATTTCTTTATAATCCATATTTTACTCCTTAAAGTTTATACATATATTATACAACTTATTACTAATAGTACGCAAATAATTACATAAGATATCAAGATAATACAAGTTAAGTATTTTTTTCCATGATTGCTTGTTTTAAATGGTTAATATGACTTCCCCCCTCTCGCCCAACCTTGCGAAATGTTTTCAAAATGAAAATGCGTCTGGCGATTTGCGATTTATGTTGTGCGATTTGCGATTTGTTTAGCTTCAAATTAAATCCCGATCTGGAATTTGCGAGTTCGTGCGATTTTTTTTGAATGCCCCAGACTTGCGTCTGGGGACTTTCACTTTAGGAGAAGTAAAGTAGTCGAGAGAGTCGACTTGCGTATCTTAATACAAAAAATTGCCAGAGCAAAATGAACTGCGATTTGTTAGATCTTATGAAGCTGTCTTAATCTGCGGCTTCGCCTGGTAACTTGCGGCCAATTCGCCTGGGGACTCCTGGTTTTAGTGTGTGGTTGGGACCAATAAACCAGGAGCTTTTTGTTTTATTACTCGAAATCGGGGAGCATCATTTCATTCTCCCATTTTTGCAGGATCTCGTTAGTAGTTTCGTAATCATCTAGTAACCAAAGCGGTTCGCCATTCCAAGCACAGAACGCACCCCACTCAAAACGCTTATCTTCGGCGTTTGGTTTTTTCAAAGCATGAAAACGAAAGTCAGTTTTTTGTTCTTCCATTTCCACGTCAAGCCAATTAATTAACCCATGTAAAAATAAAACCTTCCCATCTTTCCAAAATGGTGGGTCTATTTTGAAATTAGGGTTTTTAGTTTTAAAGCCCTTATGTTCATAAGTAAATTCAAGAACATTCAAAGCGTTCGTACCTATGCGATATATTTCTCCTTTCTCCAGGATTCCTCTCGCATTATCTATTGTTAATAATTTCATATTTATCTCCTTAAAGTTATACTTGCATTATACTAGACTTTAAGTAAAATAACAGTATCTATTAACAATTAAAACTTTAGGAGGTAAATATGGGAATGGATGTATACGGAAGAGCACCCGAGAAAGAATGGGGCGAATACTTTAGAAGCAACGTATGGTGGTGGCGTCCTTTGTGGGATTATACTGCTCAAATAGATCGTTTTTATGCTAAACAAAAAAACGCCAATCAATTAATTTCAGAAGAACTTTTTACGTCGGGACATCATAACGACGGCGAAGGGCTTGAAACTCATGAAGATTGCCGAGAGTTAGTACAGCGTTTGCAATGGTCTATTGACGAAGGCTTGCTTGCTGAGTATCAAAAAATGATTGATGATACGATTAAGGAAGCCAAAGAAAACAATGCCAAGGTTCAAAAAGAATTAGACGCATTGAAGAAAAAAGTCGCCAAAGTTACAGGCAAAGATAACTTGGCTCCAAGGGACTATCCAAAAAAAATGTATGATGAATGGCAAACCATTTATAAAAAGCATGACCATAATGATAGTTATCCTTTTTCTCAGGAGCATGTGGAAGAGTGGATTAAATTTCTAAAATATTGTGGAGGTTTTGAAATAAGTTAAATTTAGTCGTAAGGGAAAGGGCGACTTCGGTTGCCCTTTTTTTTTGCTTGCGAGTTATTGCGATTTAATTAAGTGCGAGTTGTTAGATCCTGGAGGTGGCCAATCTTGTTTATTTGG